AGATATTCCATCAATTCTTCTGATAACGGGGTTAACAAACTCTTTTATCTCATCACCGATTTTAACACAAATAATTCTTGAATAGTAGCCCAATTGTGGAGCCGCCATGCCAAGAACATTATACTTACCAATTGCTTCTTTTAATTCATCAACAACATGTTCAACATAATCTTTTTCTTTCTTTGTGTCAATTTTATCGGCAAAAATAGCATTTTTCTTTACAATTTCTTCATTCTTCTTAATATCTTCTTCCATCTTTTAATTTTCCTTTCTTATTCTGCATCTGTCACAACTAAAGTATACTCATCATTGTCCATATCTCCATATAAAGCTATATCATACATTTCTCCTAACATATGAATATCAACTTCATTGGCACTTACTTTACTTGTGTTAAAATCTTCTTCTAAATCATCGGACTATGTTAATATTGTGTACCATTTACTAAGCTCTAAAAGGTTCTCAGCCTATACAACATATTCCCCATCTCTAAGTTCTCCTTCTTTATCAATACCAACACTCTTTAAGAAATCTTCCATTATATGCTCCTTAATCTCTCTAATACTTCTTCATTTTCTTCAATAACATCTTGCGCTGAATTATTGCCAAATTTTTGTTTCATCCTGCCCAAATAACTTGCATCAAATCTCTTCGCCTTTTCTTTTCTCTTGGGTCTATCAAGGAGATACATGAGATAAACAAATCTGTCTCTATTTGTTTTAACAATATCAATATCTCTTTTGATATCTTCAATGATATTTTCGGGTATATTCTATTCCTATTCAATATCCTCTAATTCTCTCAATAACTCTTGGTATTGACTTGTTATTTTTGCAAAATATTCGTCAACATCTCTTCTTGCCATACATCTTATCCTTCTTTCTTTAATCTATTAAAACCATTGGTTTTAACAATTTTATTATATAACAAAATGTCTCCATTGTCAAATAAAGCCGAACATCTTAAGAGAATAATCCCCTAAAATGCTCGGCAATATTTTTAGTTTAATTCTTTAATCCACTATGATAATTAACGAGCAGAGGCAGTATTGATTTTGCTATTCATCGTCTCATAATCAATTTCAAAATTATCATAGCTAAGAACCATCTCTACTTTCATTTTGTCAGATTGTCCATCATATGTAATATTACCCGCAGGTTTAACAGATGTGGGGAATACACCGTAAAGCTTCCATGCTCTGACTAACTGCCAAGTAGGAGTGTATTGGAAAATGTGTGCCGTTCTCTTATAATCCTGTGCAAGACCAACTTTATCTGTCTTCATATTATAAACAAGTTGGAACCAAGCAAGAGCTACATCATATGTTCTTGCACCAATGTAGTCAACAAAGTTGAGAGTTCCACTATGGTTGAAGTTGGGGCTACCAGCGAAAACTTTTTCGGAATTTCCTCTCTTAATCTGTAATGTGTTAATACCAATCTCAGGGATAAATGCTGTGTCAAGTGATACTCTTAAAATATCTTCAACATTATAGAGATAGGGGTCATCCTGTCCACCAGTTGTTGCATCAGTTGCCTTGTTCCATTTAAGAAGTTTATCAAGGTCATCTTGAGAAAAATCAGCTACAAACTCAAAGTGGTTATTTCTCTGAGGCTCATAGATAGTAGCATCACTTAATTCTCTAAACGCACTAGGTGGAACTGTGCCAAAAGTATCAGAAGTGTTGAGTAAATCTTTCTGGCTCGGAATATTGCTAATATCGTTTAATTTAATTGTTCCTGGCATTGTAGTTCACATCTCCTTTAATTATTCTGTCTCAACAGTTACGCTACCATCTTCAAGTAATTTAACTGTAATTTCAAAATCTTCTACCGCATAAGTCGGCACAACAAGTATTTCAGCTTTGATTAAAGCCTTTTCATCACTTGGGACTCTGTTAACACTATATGCCTTTAATGAACCAGCATTTTGCATTGAGAGGAGCAACTCATTGATAGGGTTGGTGAATTTAACCCAAGTAGCAAGAGTGTCATTCTCAAACAAGCAAACCTTAGCGGCTCTATAAGCAATCTTTTGAATTTCACTAACAAGGTTTCTGATGTTAAGGAAGTTAGTTGCTTTAAGACCACCCTTTGCTTCAAGCAAAGTTCTGTTGCCCCAAATCGTAAGTCCATAAGGTCTTACAAAAGTGATTGGGTTAATCGAATATCCGTTCTTTGTTTGGATATCATTTGCAACAGTATTTGTGAGAGGGTAAATGCAATGGAGTTCTTTAATTCCATAAACTTCTCCACGATTAACACCAGCAAAAGCATAATATGAATTGTAATGCTTAATACCATTTGCAAGAGTTCTGAGATAGCCAAATGAAGGGGGCATAAGTCTTACAGTATTTGTAATACCGATTACATATGTTGCCCAAGGAGTAAATAATCCAGCTCTGCTTCCATCCTCTCCGATGCCACTATCTTGAAGTGCCTCATATAAGGATTTGTCTCCATACCAAGGTCTCAATACATTATCAGCATGGTCAACTATTGCATAGCAATCTCCACGATTGACACAAAGTTTTAACATATTGTTAAGACCCTCTGCGCCAACGAATTCATCATCCTCATATTCACCTTGATTGAAAATCGGATAGCCACCACTTGTTACATATTTAAAATTATATTCACCAAGGTCAAGCAATTCATAGTTAGTATAAATACCATGAGTTCCATCATATTCATCCTCGGTGGGCTTACCTGTTTTAGTTGAATTAAATGCCTCATAAATTCCTGAGATATTTACATCTTCAATATTTCTATAATAGCATTCAACACCCTCATCAATTTCAACGGTTGTTAATTTCGCAATATCCTCAAAATAAACAGGCATACCTGTATAAATTAAATCCTTTGCATAAACATATGAAATTTCTTCATTACCTTCATTATAGAAGAAATGGGCATCTACTGCCTTTCCAGGAAGTTCATTCTCTTTAAATATCGGAAGCTGTCTTGCCTTGTTAAATGCAGTTTCATCAGCATAGTTGTCCACTGTCCACTTAAGAGGATTAGCTCCGAATACTTCACTAAACTCTTGTGTTCCATCAACATACCTTGGCGTATTCATCGGGGAAGGAGCAACATAATCGTAGTCTTCCATCTCAACCCAAGTATATGTATCAGGGGTGCCAGTTGTTATAGCCGTGCACTTCCAAGTTCTCTTGTCGTATGTATTTACGAACATTGACGGCATTCCTGTTCTGCCTTCTTTCTTCTTATGAATTGTATCACCATCTTCGAATACTGTGCCCTCAATTGCTTCAGTAGGCTCTACATCAGGCACGATGCAAATATAGCAGTTCCAGTTTCTATCAGCAATGCCTGGAACAAATGCCACATCAGTCGGTGCATTGGCAATCGCAACTCTTGTCCAATCTTCTTCTTTTAAAATGATATTAGGCATCTTTGTATCTCCTTAATACTATTTATTATCAATCGTCATTCATCTTTCAATTTTGCTTTTACTTCAATCTTTATGTCCTCTTCACCGTCAACATATGTCTTTGCTTCGACACCTTGTATGACATCCCTTATCCTAACATCAAATAAGTATGCGTTGTCAATCTTAAAAGTCATTGTGTATCTTGTGAATTGACCATGTATCAACCTTTCAGGTATTGAGGAGTTGTCTTGTATTTCACTATCAAGAATCATCGTGCTATTATGAACATAGTTAGTATTTTCATAAGGTATCTATATGCTTAATTCTGGATAGTTTATAAAATTAAATGTCAACTCTCTTGCATATTCATCAGCTTGTGCTCTAAGCCTTGTAAATATATCAAGTTGATAGCTTATTTCTATCGGTATTGCATTTAATGTTTCAAGTTTCTTGTTGTTCTTATTTATTGTAAGTGCATTAACAGTTAATGGTCTTTTGTTTGTATTTCGTATTGTAAAATTTCCATTTCTATTTAAGCAAATCAAAGGAAGAACCAATTCTTTATCATTTGTCTTATCGCTATATACTTCATAGAGGTTTTGAACATCATTTGGAGCAAGTATTGTACTTGAATTATTTAAACCCCACTTATATAGCTTATCTAAAACTGCTTTATCATAGAGGGATACGCTCATACACTACTCCTAATCCTAATAAGTATAAATTATATTGAGAAGCTAATTCATTACCCACTTTTTCAAAGGCTTGAGAAAATATTGGGTATCCCCTCAATTCAGTATTGCCTTTATCAAGAAGCTTAATTAAACTAATTAGTTTAAATTTTGTGCCACCCAACATCACATTTTCATCTATGAATATGTCATAGCCTTTTTCTTTTGAGTTATTTATTTCTCTATAAGTAATTGCCTATACACCTTTTTGAACAATTATTATTGGCTATACTTTAATATCCAACTTTTCCAACATTTCGCCAAATGGCTATAACTTTTGAAGATTGCAATTTCCCATTATGTCAATCTTTATTTTTTGAATAAGGAATTTAATAAA